TAATGAAGAGGAATTGGTCAACGAGCTAGCTGACTATATCGACTCTACGTATGATCAACACTATGCGAAAGGTAAGTTTCAAGCCACAGAGTTTATCATTGATGGTGGTCATGGCGAAGGATTCTGTCTCGGCAATATCCTCAAGTATACGCAACGCTATGGCCAGAAAGATGGCAAGAATCGTAAGGATTTAATGAAAGTCCTGCATTATGCTCTCATGGCTCTACATGTGCACGATCTGGAGCATCAAGAACCTACAGATTGGCGTACTATGTCACAATGATCTAAAAATGTTATTATTAACAAAAAATAGTCTAAGAAAATCTCTTTACAAATCATAGACTTGCATTACGCCAGAAACTCCAATCAAATCAATAACTTAGGGATGTACATATCCGGCCCCTGAGGTATAATGGTTCCTGTAAATTAATAGAGGATACTGATATGGCTAAGCAACTTTACATTTCTGAGTTTTTCGGTGACGTCTACAGTGGTGGTAACACCATTCCTTGGGACGTAGCTGCTAAGTACTTTCGTAACGCTCACTTCGGTAAGTTCTACGCCGACGGTGAAGGTCTGCTCGAAAACCTGATCGGTTTCGAAAAGTTTTACGACAAGCAAATCCGTGCGATTGCCAACGGTGAACGCGTTTGGTCTGACAGTAACTACGAGTGCGAAGACGACTTCTTCGACGAGTGGAAGTGGGAAATCTGTGCCTTCAACGTTCTTTGCGAAGGTTTCAGTAAGTTGTTCGCTCCTGCAGAAGCAGCATAAATAATACGGAGGTATTATCTATGAAACAGTTTCTATTCATTCTTATGATGTTGCCTATGATCGGTTGTACGACTTATGCAAACTCAACTTATAAAGATAATTCGACAGCTGACAGACGTGATATCGAAGCGACTGGAGCGGCCGCTGTTGAAGCTGCTAAGTCAAATACTGACAAAAATGTTAAAGTAGAAGGTTTGCAAGTCAGTCAATTGGATCCTCAATATTCTGGTGTACAAATGAATACTGGTGGCAAACATCGTTATGTTGTATTCGGACCTGACGGTAAGCGCGATCATCGTGCTGAATTACGTCTGATGCAACAATCAATGCACAACCGCAATGGACGTCAGAGTTTCGGTGAATACACTAGCAATCGTGCTAGCCGTGAATTCGATCATCGTATGAAGCGTAAGATTGACGCTGAGATCGATCGATTTATGGATAAGATTTTCTGAGACATATATATGAATATCAAAAGATTTACCAAAATTGTACTTGTCACTCCAATTGTGGTAGTATGGGATGGACTATTTTGGTGTATTAGTCAGCTCTATAAGGGCGCTACGTGGGTCGATCAATTCGGTGGTGAAAAGATCGATGAATTTTTGGACGATTAAGGAGAACGACATGGCTCAAGTTGCAAAACTTCCCCTTGAAACAATGAATAAAGTACTTGGCGTATTGGGCAATTTGCCGTACGGTCAAGTAGCTGAGTTGATTCAAGAAGTTCGCCAAGCTACTCAGGTTGTAGAAGAACCTGATGCTGAAGGTGAAGAACCAGCCCCCGAAGAAGCGGCATAGTGGACCCATTACTAGGAATCATCGGAATCACATACATGCTCATTAAGATAGCTTTTTTCTTGGTGGTCGTGGGTGCGATTTCGTGGTTCCTAGTTGAGTTTGCTGGTATTTTATTTAAACTTTTGTTTTATGGATTAGTGACTATGTTAGGTCTTGGATGGCTGACATGGTTGCTCGTCTCTTAATTTTATTATTGTTATCTTCATGTGCGATACGCCCACCTGATAGTGTGGGCGTTTCTATTGAGGACTTGGAAGGATTTGGCAACCCCGATATCGAAGAGTGTAATATTACATTCGACGGTTCGCCGCCAATGGTTCCATGTGTGATCGAGGTTCAAGTGGAATGGGAAATATAAAGCATACTATCGGTGATGCAATAACGCACGCTGAAAAAGGTATACTACTCTTCGTTGTATTCGGCACTATATGGGCTGCCGGTTCAGACATCATCACGATGTTTACAACACAAGGCAAGATGGTTCTCGGTGATTTGTTCTTGCTATTCATCTATGCAGAGATTCTTGGTATGGTCGCGGCATTCTATAAGAGTGAACGCATACCAGTATCACTGCCTCTTGTCATTGCCATGACTGCACTAACACGTATGATCGTGTTACAGACAAAGAGTAACGAACCACTCAACATCATCTACGAGTCTGCTGGTATTCTTATTCTGGCAACTGCCGCTTATATCATGACGAAGAAAGATTATATTAGTCTAAAGAAGGGAGATCTACGTGAAAGTCATTGATGATATTTTCAACGAAATGGAATTGAATTATATTCTTGACGAATATCAAAAAGCGTTGACTCAATCGTGGCAAATTAACAGATATCATTGGCAAGATATTCTGACAGTCGGTACAGAAGGACTTGTCTTGATGCAAGCATGTTCTGAAAAAGTTAACAATATGGTATTAGAGTCCATTCAAGAGCATGTACAATTTAAAGAAAATCCGGGTATAATGTTCTATATGTGGACTATAGGTTCAGGTATTAATTGGCATCATGACGATCACGCTGAAAAAGCTTGTACAATATACTTACAAGATTGGCCAATAGATTTTGGTGGTCAACTAGTGTGTAAAGAAGGTCGTGGTCATAAGTTAATTCCAGTCAAAAAGAATAGGCTTGTTATCAATGATAATCATACTGAACATATGGTCACAAAAGTAAAAAAACATCCACATCATGAAGTAAGATTTACTATGCAGGTTTTTGGAACATGAATAGATTTATTATTGAAGAAACACCGCAGCGATGTGCTCAGTCACATTGCGACAAACACGTTCCTAAGATGTATGTCGAAGAAGCACAGATGCTTTGCACCGCTCATCGATTACTTGATGGCAAACTCGAGTTTGTACCTGCACTTGATAAACAAGGCAATCAGGTTTATCTTAAGTCTGGAGAAAAGCGCATGAAGAAGCATTGGCGTCTTCCTGATCAACGCGAAGATGTACTATATAAAGCAGCACACATGAAGCATCCGTGTACCTTATGGGCGATGGAGACGGCAGGCAACTATCAGTGGGCATATCAGATGTACCTCTATCTCGGTATTGAGTACAACTACCGATACAACAAGTATCATAAGACAGACGAGCTTGATGGTTGGTTGTGCTATCCTCCTAATAATATCAACCCATCAGAAGAAGTGACTAAGATGCCACTCGCGATGGGTGCCAATCCCGAATGTATGAATCCAGACGATGTGATGGGTTCTTATCGTGCATTTTACAAAACCAAGCAAGATCGTTTCAAAATGGTTTGGACAAAACGTGATGTTCCAAGTTGGTTTTTGTATAAATAAGAGAAACTACAACAATCTTTAAGGAGAATTAAAATGGATCGTACAACTGGTGATAAGCTGAAAGCTTTGAACGAAACTATCAAAGATGTAGTACTTGGTGAAGAAAGCCTTGGTACACTTGCTGCTCGATCAGCTTTTGGTGGAAGAGTAAGCGGTGTTACTCGCAAAAAAATCGAAGCGAAGCATGGTAAGTCAGTAGCTGATGCTGTACAAAAGCATTCTGAGCGTGCATACGAGCATGATAATGGTCAAGTATCACACGGCAAATCATTCCATCACGAGTTTGTCAAGAAGCATCTCGGTGGAAAAGGAAGCCAAGATCATAAAGATTACAAAGCTTACATGAGCAAAGCTTATAATGGCGAAGATAATCAAGGTGATTTCCATCACGAATAAACTGATCATGAGAATCAAATATCAAAAATTAATATGAAGCGTAAAAGAAATATCGCTAAAAGAAAAAAAAGGGGCTTCGGTCCCTTTTTTTATGTACACCGCTTTATAAATAAGATATAATATCTATAAGAGATGAGTCATGCCTAATTTAAACATCAAAGATTTGGACACTGAGTTTTTGCAAAGAGCCCAAAAAATCACATCTTTTAATCTTAATCCTGCAGATTTTTTAACTTTGAAACATAAAAATGAAATACAATATTTGTTTCAAACTCATTTTTTTCCTAAATTCGATTTGACAAAAACGATTAAAGGAGCTCCTGATAAAAATAAATTGAATGCCTTAATCAAAGCATTGAAACAAGAAAACTCAGCACACTTTATGGCATTGCATAATTATAATCTAAAGGGTGTTGGACCTGGAGAAACAACTTTATTTTTCTTATGTGATAAAGGTCATCTCGGCGGCGGCGCGTCAGCAGGTATGGACATTATAATCAATGGTAAAGGATATGAAGTCAAAGCAGGAAATTACGTAGCCAAAGATGGTTATTTTGGTGGCTTTAAATTAGGCGGAACGGTACCATTAGAAAAAATTACTGCTGCAGCTTTTGAATTGAGAGACAGAGATAAAGATATTAAAGCCAAAAGTGCTGAAAGAACTGGTGTAAATGGCACTCAAATTAAAATGATAAAAGAAAGATATGATAAAGAATGGGATAAAACTGTTCGTGCACCATATGTTAAGTTAGCTCATGCATATCTTACAAAAAATCCTCTTATTCTTATAGTTAATACAACTCCTGCTAATCAAAGAGGTGAAATATTTTATATTGGCACAATTAAAGAAAGTCAAGTAGAAATTGACGTAATCTCACAAGGCACAGTTAAACCGAAGATTAAATTCTAATGAAAAATTTTAAAGATTTTTTCAACGAAGCAATTAAAAGAGATAAGATGACCGCAGTTGATCCATACTATGGCAAATCAAATGCGCGCGGCGGAAAAAGTGGAGGACCGACAGTCTTCGGCGTAGATCATAAAAAAACAACAGTATGGTTTACTAAACGTAAAGACGCTGTCGCTTTTGAGAAGTGGAGAAAAACTGCAAATTGGGATGGAAATGCAGATTTAGCATTGAGTATGTCTAAAGACGGCATTCGACTAACTGGTAAAATTCCTAGCGGGCATTAATATGAAAAAGTTTGATAAGTATATAGTAGAAGCTAAGAATACCCACATGGAACACGTGGAGGACCTGATATTCAATGAAGGTGTGGTTGGAACTCGAAAGGCGATTAATTTCCTCCGTGATCTGCGCGATATGCTTGCCGGTCATTCGAAGACTAGCGTCTCGCGCACCGTCAAATGGGATGGTGCACCAGCTGTATTTGCGGGTATCGACCCTCGCGACGGAAAATTCTTCGTGGCTAAGAAGGGAGTATTCAATAAGGATCCAAAAGTCTATAAGACTCCCGCTGACGTATCAGCTGATACTGACGGCACTCTACGGGCCAAATTACTCGTTGCTCTTGCCGAGTTCTCAAAATTGGGAATCAAAAAAGGTGTATATCAAGGAGATTTGATGTTCACCAAAGGTGATGTGAAAAGAGAAGACATCGATGACGAGTCTTATTATACTTTTCAGCCTAACACTATTGTATATGCTGTACCAGTCAATTCGCCACTCGGAAGAACGATATCACGGGCAAAAATCGGCATTGTATGGCACACGACTTATACTGGTGATACTCTTGAGTCTATGTCTGCTTCTTTTGGTAAAGACATAGCATCTAAGTTTAATGGCGTAGCAGGTGTATGGCAAACTGATGCTAACTATCGCGATGAATCAGGTCGTGCTACCTTTACAGAGAAAGAAACAGAGCAAGTCACTAATCTACTATCGTCTGTAGGTCGTGTATTCAATAATACACCGGCAGAACTCATCAACTATTTTCATGAGAATAAAAAGTTACTTGATCTCGTGAAGATATTCAATAACAGCTATGTACGTAGTGGTAAGCGAATCAATCCACGTACACATACGCAGGCATTTATGAACTGGATAACTGATAGATATAAAAAGGAGATGGACAAACTCAAGACACCTGCATCGAAGGCTAAAAAGAAAGCCGAGATGAAAGAGGTCATGTCTTTCTTCAGTCGTTTCCGTAAAGGTCAGATTCAAAATGTGTGGACTCTCATGGTTTTGCTATCAGACGCAAAACAACTGATCATAAATAAAATGAATCAAGCTGGTTCACTGCGAACATTCCTACGAACACGTAGCGGATTTAAAGTGACAGCACCCGAAGGTTTCTGTGCCATCGATCATCTCAGTAACGATGCTGTGAAAATTGTCGATAGAATGGAATTTAGTAAAGCGAACTTCAGTCCAGATATTATTAAGGGCTGGCAACGATAAGACAAACTTTGTTATGGTTGTATCTCACTCCAACAATTTTATTTTCCTGCGTGTCCCTAAAAATGCTAGTTCGAGTCTGGCAGAATACTTTGTGCGTAATAAATGCAACAAAGAAACAGATATGTGGACAATGGTTAATGACTGCGGTATTAGAGAAAATAAAGTACCAAAAGATGTGGTGAGAAAATACGCCCATCAATATCGTCATATACATCTGACACTACAAGAACTCGTCGACAATGCACTCATCACACCGACTGAGGCATCTCATATGAAAAAGATTGTAGTGATGAGAAATCCGCTACATCGACAGCTTAGTCTCTTCTTTTTCTTATGCCGCAACAAAAAAAGAGATAAAAGTGTTTCAGAGTTTAGAAAGGTATTTGCTGCAGGCAAACATGAATCTGACACAAATAATGTTTTTACTCAGACAGAATACGCAAAGCTTGATGGTAAGATTGCACCTAATGTAGAATTTTGGAAGTATGAAGATATTGGCAATAGGATTACTGATAAGCTGAGTACATTCAAATCAAATACACGTCCGAAAAAAGATATCGATGAATTAGTTGCAGAGTATTATGATGATGCAACACGTAAAGCTGTACTTGATTATTATGCTGAAGATATGAAAATTTATGAGAGTTTGAAATGAAACCAGCGAAAGCATTTATTATCATGATGAAAGGCAATGCTATATCAGAAGAATATGCAAAAGTCTGTGCCGAATCATGTGAAAAGAATAACACACTATGGGAATATATCGAATGGTATGATGGCAATAGAGAAGATGTCAAACCAATGCAAACATGGAAATCGATTGGCATTCCTATTTCTAACATCGATACATTTAGGCCGAAAAGAAGTCCAGCACAATGCGCAACGTCGGGTCATGCAATGGCTTGGAAAAAAGTAATGGATTCAGGTGAACCTGCTATTATTTTTGAACACGATGCTATACTATTACATGAAATCGATATCAATATTCCTGATGGAATGATGGTTACTCTCGGTTATAAGTTAGAAAACCCACAAGACTATAATCACAAACAAGCTGGCGCGCCAAAAAAAATTATAAATGTCAAAGGTAATGGACATGAAGGGGCGCATGCGTATGCTATCACGCATAATACTGCTCGATCATTGCTTAAAGAATTAGAAGAGCGTGGTATTCCAGGTGCTATCGATAATACTCATTTTCTCAAGACTCGAGAAAAACATACGAAGATACCGTTAAAGATTATGTCGCCTACACCTGCGATGGGTTGGATAAGACAGTCTACAATTTGGAAAAAATCAGCTGCGAAAAATTACGAGTTTATCGAATCATTTCAGGCACATTATAAAAAATGAATTTGATATACCAATACTATCGCGATCCAAATCAAGAGCAAAATCGTCGATCACGTAGTGGTGTTTACGTACAGACTGGTACAAATTATCATATACTATCAAAAAGTTCATTATCTGCCTACGCTAAAACTATAGATGTAAAATATCAATTCCTCGATCAAGATCTGCCAGGAAATATACCTCCGTTCTATGGCATTTTTTTACCATTTATAGAGAACCACGATTGGTACAAGCAATTCGAATATATTTGTTTTGTTGATAGTGATTTTCTAGTGACTACACACGCAAAGAATGTTTTTGATTATGCTAATCCGAATTGTATCTCTGCGTGGTGGATGCCGACAATGGCTCGATGGAGAGGCAAAGCTGGTTATGAATGGTTTGCTGAACATGGTCATATCAATTCAGGAGTAGTGATATGGCCACGCAGTATGTTTGCAGAATTAGTAGAGTTTGTGAGTACTATTGAACAGAGAGATAGAGAACGAAACTCAATGGAAAATTCTATGGGCGGTTTTGATCAAGGTATTATTAACTCACTTATATTTAGACAAAAGAAATATCACTGTATTCCGGAAGAATTTAACTATCATTTAGGCAGAAAACCTCCAGAAAATAGATTCGAAAATAGTTTTATACATTATCATCGTCAACATAAAAAGATGATGCATAATGATATTAAAGATGAAAGGATATTAAAATGATTGATACATCGTTCTTGACTACTGGTAGATATACAGGACATCAACCTGTTTCTGATGAAGTAATTCAGATATGGAAAGACATCAAAGAAAAAACAGATTTTAAATCAATGATGGAAATAGGATTTAATGCAGGTCATAGCAGTACTATAATGCTTTCTCTTTTTCCTGATATTACAATACATTCGTATGATATCGGTCAGTTTGATACAACATTGAAGAATGCTGAAATTGTTAAACAAAAATTTGGTGATAGATTCGATTATACTATTATTGATTCTACACAAATAGATTATACCGCAGTTGCAAATAAATTTGACATTATTTTTATTGATGGTGGTCATGATTATCCTATTGTACTGAGTGATATTGAATTGGCGCTTAAAGCAAAAATACCATACATTGTAATGGATGATATGCATGCTAAGGGTGTAAAGAAAGCTGCGTTCGAAAGATTAAAGACAAAACAAGTAATATACGAAAATAAATATCTTGCTATGTTGCCCACATGGATGCGAGGCGACAAAACAAAAAAACGTTTAACAGTGCCAATCAAACTGTATAAGGCATAAATGAAAAAAGTTATCTGCATGGGATCAGGCAAAAATATGATCCGCATAAACGACTGGGATACTGATGGCATTACTATTTGTGGTGTCAATAATACGTGGCGTGGCACGGATAAGTGGGACGTTCTTCTCTATGCTAGTGATTATCCACATAAAAAAGAAATTACAAAAACACGACCTACACAAGAGACGGTATCGAGAGAAGGAAGTCGCGGATTTAAAAATTCTTACATAAGTATGTCTCCCAATATGCCTTGGAGTGAGGCACGTATCCATTTAGGTTTGCCCATTTATTTTACGATGACGTATTGGGCTTTGCACTATTTAAAACCTGATGTCATTGGATTCATCGGCTTTGATATGAATTATACACCCGGTCCAGAAGGTGAAACTACATTTTATGGTAAAGGTCACGATATGATAACTCGTGGTGTACCTGATCCGTTGTATCAATTCAGAACTGTACCCGAATATAAAGCCCACGGCGATGCAATGATGGGTATTTTGATGGATCGACTCGAAAGACGATCAACAGCTAAACTGTTTAATTTGTCAGATGATCCTACTTCGATTTTGCCTTGGAAACAAATCAATTTTCAAGAATTTAAAAATTATAAATAGAATTAGAAGTTAGGCTGCGGCAGACCTTCGTATAACGGATAAGGCTAAGGCAATCTCCATGAAAAAAGTAGTAATGGCTTTCGGGCGCATGAATCCGCCTACGACTGGCCACGAAAAATTAGTCGCTAAGATTAAGTCTGAAGCACGGAAGAACCGTGCGACGCCTATGCTCTTCTTGTCCCATTCGCAGGATAAGAAAAAGAATCCTCTCTCATACGAAGATAAAATTAAATATACGAAGAAAGCATTTGGTAATATAGTTAAAAAGACCAATGCTCGTACTATCATTGAAGTTGCAAAATTACTCGAAAAGAAATACGATGAGCTGATTGTTATTGGCGGTTCAGATCGTATTGTTGATTTTCAGAAGTTGTTAGACCAATATAATGGTAAAGAATACGCCTTCGAAAAAATTACAGTTGTATCTGCCGGAGAACGAGATCCTGATTCAGATGATGTGTCAGGTATGTCGGCAAGTAAGTTGCGTCAATTGGCAGCAACTGGTAAAGTAAAAGAATTTAAAGCTGGATTACCAGCAAGATTACGATCATCGAAGGATGGTAAAGAAATGTATGACAAAATAAGAGAAGCTGCCGGTATCACCGAAGATATGACTCTTGATGAAGTATTAAATCTTCAACAGCGTTTAAAGAAAAAACAAATGTTAAAGCGAATCAAGGGTAAGATTAAGCTAGGGCGTCGACGCGCTAAGTACAGAGTTGCAAATACTGATAAACTCAAAAAACGATCGCAAAAGAAAGCTCGAGAAATTATTCGAGCTCGTATTGCTGGTTCTCTTGGTAAGGATTATAAGAAACTACCTCTCGCTGGTCGTATGCAAGTAGATAAGAAAGTAGAAAAGAAACGCGATATGATTGCACGACTTGCTAAGCGTATAATGCCTAAAGTAAAGAAAGCTGAGATGGAGCGAGTAAAGAAAGCGCGTTCAAATCGTAAAGAAGAGACAGAAGTCAATCTGTATCAGATCATCGAGCATCTGATCGATAAAGTAAATGTAGAACAAGTAACTAAGAAGGTCGAGCGTAACCTCCTCAAAAAGAGTGAGAAGTATGGTATCTCATTCGAAGAATTACGTCAGCGTTATATCGATGCCAAAGCTGAATGGGTAATCGAAGACACTGATAAGAGTGCTGATGAATATGCATTTGATAAGTTAAATCGAGATCTGATCAACGAGAAAGGTGAGGATGCAAAAGGTCATAAGCGACCAACCGAAGATGGAGCAGGACTAACACGCAAAGGTGCAAAAGCCCACGGTGTTAAGACTGCGGTTACTACACCTCCTTCTAAACTAGATCCAGACGGTAAAGCAGCGGCAAGACGAAAGTCTTTCTGTGCTCGTTCACGTGGTTGGACTGGCGAGAGAGGGAAAGCTGCACGTCGGAGGTGGAACTGCTAATGTTAAATTTAAAAGAATATACAGAAAATCAGAAGCGTGCTAAAGATAAGATCAAGCGCGAGAAAGAAGCTGAT